GACGAAGACGCAGAAATTAGAGAGTTTGTAGAAAAGAAGCATAACTTTGACCAAATACCTGACAACAGAAAAGTTAAAGTATTTACTATTGAACGCGATGAAACTGTAATTTGGGCAATACAAAACAAGGTTGAGGAAGCACGAATTTATTATAACAATTTAATTGAAATGATATGAAAGAAAAAACAATTATTATGGTGTATTTTATAGCAATTTACTTTTTTGCTATGCTTGGGTTGTTTAACTTTTTAAGCTGGTTAATATGAATAAAGAAATAGCAAAAGAATTAAACGCTCAAGTTAAAATAATTGCAGATAGGTATTCAAACGCTAATCGTGAAATGAATTTTAACAAAGAATTGTTTACCGTAGACAAAGTAATACCAACAAGCGACCATACAGCAGTAGTTGTATTTAAAAAAACAAGTGGTAAAAACGGAGTTGCATTATTTTATTACATACCAAACGGAATAAGCAAAGGTTGGAAATATTTTTTTCCTACCGACTCACACATTACAGGAATGAGAGCATTTGAATTATACAAATTAATGGCAGAAAACGATAATTATAAACACAATTTTTAAATTAAAACAATGGAAACAAGAAACAACACAGGTGCAATCTTTAAAAACGAAAACAAAAAAGCGGAAAACCACCCAGACTACAAAGGCAAAGTAAACGTAAACGGTAAGGATATGGAAGTTGCGTTATGGTTGAAGACTTCAGCGAAAGGAGTTAAATTTATGTCGGCAAGTTTTAGTGAGCCGTATATTAAAACAGATGAGCCACAAATAAAACAATACGGAGACGCAAACGACGATTTACCATTTTGATATGTACATACAAGACGAACAATTACGAATTGAAGTAAAGAAACTTTTAGCGTTTAAAACACGAAACAGCATAGTTAAAAAAATACAGGACAAAGGTAGTAAATTTCACTTTTTCCAGCTTACAAACTTTCTGGAAGGCAAAGACGTTTCGCTTTCAACGCTTAAAAAAATAGATTACTTCGTAAATAAATAACGTTTTGCAGCTAACCGAAGGCGGGGAAATTAACCACAAAATTATGAACGAAGCACAAACTTTAAACATAGCACTAAACTTTCTACGAAGCGATAAACCCCCGCTTTTGGTTAGGTGCTGTTATGCGAGGTGCTTCTTCCTTAACTCAAATTTTAATTAGGATGAAGAATTTATTAGTATCGTTTTCTGGTGGCGAAACATCAGCATTTATGGCTCAATGGTTAAAAAATCATTATAGAGAATTTGGATATGAAAATATAGTTTTTGTTTTTGCAAATACAGGACTTGAAAACGAACAAACACTTGAATTTGTTGAAAGATGCGATACTCATTTTGGATTGAAATTGCATTGGGTTGAGGCTTTGGTTTGGCAAGGCGAAAGAAAAGGGACTGGCTATACAATAACAGATTTTGAACACGCTAAACGCAAAGGAGAACCATTTGAAGCTATAATACAAAAATATGGAATACCTAACCAAGCGACACCACATTGCACAAGAGAATTGAAACAAGCGCCGATAAATTCATTTGCAAAAGTTTGGTTTAATGGCGAAGCCTATCATACAGCTATTGGAATTAGAAAAGACGAAATTGATAGGATGAATGCAAGAGCCAAAGAAATTGGTTTTATTTATCCGCTTATCAATAGCAAAATGATACCTTCAAATAAACCAATGGTAAACATTTTTTGGCGTTCAATGCCGTTTAGATTAGAGTTGAAAGGCTATCAAGGCAACTGCAAAACTTGTTGGAAAAAAGCGGATAGAAAACTTTATCAAATTGCAAAAGAAAACCCGAAAGCATTTGAGTTTATGGATGAAATGGAACAGAAATACCCGATTGACCCAATGGGACATAATAAGGTGTTTTTTAGAAATAACCGAAGTGCAAAACAGATACTTGAAGAAGCAAATAGTTGGAATGGAAAAATTAAAAACGATGCAGATGAATATACCTATCAACTTGATTTACTTGGTGGCGAAAGTTGCGAAGTGTTTTCGGAGTGCGGGTCTTAGCATCTCGCATAACTCGTTTATATACGCAATTAAAGTAAAATTGTAAGCATTGAAGGCTTTGAAAGTAAGTAAATTGGTGGGGATATAATGCGTAATGTGGAAATGGCATCACATCCTTTTAAAGGTGGCATCGTTGCAGGTTCGATTCCTGCCCTCATCGCAAATGATATGCAAATGAGAAAGTCTTTATACTTTGACATGGATGCTATAATGGGTTATTCCAAAGAACAACTGGAAGGAGTACTTCGTATAAACGAGCAGGAGATTATAGAACTTCTGGACCTAAACAAGGAATTACTCAGGAGAGTCAAGGACTTGGAAAAGGATATCGAATATTACAAAGGTCACATCAAAGACCTGGAATCAATAAAGGTAGAGGCCAAGGCTTCCAAGTCAGTCTGGAGAACCATAGCTGCCTTGTGTGGGGCCATCGGGGCATTCATTGCATCCTTATTCTTTAGGAGAGAAGACTAAACAAAGAAGGGCCTTACGGCCCTTTTTTTATGCGTTGCTCTGAACATCAACAGAACTTAGTCTGACTTCTGGTGGTGGTTGTTGAGCCATCAAAGGAATAATTCCCACATTGATTCTGGCCAGTTTTTCTCTTGCCATCATCTCCACATCAATCCTTTGAAGGTTGATATCCTTCTGGAACCATGTAGGATCTTGTTGACTCAGGATGCTGACAAAAGCCGGTAGGTTGACAGATAGAACATAGTCTTCCTTCGTGCAACCATTGGTCTCAGCAAGTAATGCCTTCTCATCCGGAGTGCGGAAAGGCAATGGGTCTAACATGGTCAATATCTTCATAAAGACCAACTGAGTAGAATTCTCACCGTAAAGCTTCTCGGTGTAATCCATCTCAATCCCCTGAATGATTATTGGGTTGTAGTTATCCCTTCGGGCTACCGAAAGCATATCCGAAATCATTGATGCCGTTAGTACATCAAACTCAGTCGGAATGGTAATATCGGGTAAAGCATTCTGGACCTTATCATCAGACATCAGAGCCAGGTCAAACAGATTGTTATACCTCTGGAACATGATGTGGTAACAAGTTAACTTGTAAACCTTAGCCAGATGAACGCAAACCGAATAGCAGAAGGTATTCAATTCCTTCCTATCATATTGCTTGGCAATCCCAGACTGCTCTGAAGGAATCTGGCCAAGAATCTCAAGGCCAATTGCTTTGAACCCTTGAAACTCCTTGTAGATAATGTCCTCTTGGAACAACCTTACCGAATCAATCGGTCTTTCGATATATCCTGCCGGTGGAACTGGTGGAACAAGTGGAGAAGGATTAATTGCAGATACACGGTCAAGGTTAATCTCCATCAATCCAAAAGGAGTTGTGGAGGCTCTTCCTGAACCTTTGCAATCATTACATCCTACACTTTCATTCTTGTTGTTGATGCGATTCCCAGTGCCATTGCAAGTCTTACAAGGACTAAGCTTCAATGCCCACTTTTGTGGTAAGGCATGAACTGCATACATTACATTTAGGTCATCGGTCCTGAAGAGAACTTCATTCCACGCAGGAAGGCATGGCTCCAGAACGGAGTCATAAATCAAATTGCCATCCTCCTCATCGCAGATAATATTCCCGACCTTAAATACTGGCTTGTACTGGAAGGTAAAAGGCACAGTATAAACAATCAAAGGATTCGGGTCTCTCCAGTCAGCTATCTGCCTGAAAAGAATAAGACCATCAATCGTGATGGCTAAGAATTGCTTCCATTCCTTTTTATTGATATCCTGCCATTCTTCGACTTCAACAATTGTATAATTCTCATTTTCGAAAATCAGGTCCTCAGATTCGAAAACTTGTGGATATGGTTTAGAGAAATCCAGATTTAAGTTTAACTCTGGCTCTTTGATAAAATCCTTTAACTCTGGGAGAATTGCAACTACGGCATTGGCATCTCTTAAATATGTCTTTAGGAAGACATTGAATAACCAGGTCTCAAGCTTGTAAGTCTTTGGAAGGTTGTACCGAACATAGTACTCCAGAGTATTAGGCTGATTGGTTACCTTCTCAGCTATACCAGTTTTCTTGTAGTCAGATTCAAACCTAATTTTAAAGTCATCCGACTGCTGAATTTTTTGAAGGAAGGTATAGACTCTCCCAGTACAAATTTTTGTCGGGGATTGCCACCGATTCCTTCGGTACTCCTTCATCCAAGGTTCCTCACTTGGATGTTGAGTACGAAGTAGTTTTTCGGGATAATCGTTTTCGAAGTGATATTCCAGTACCTGAGCCTTTTCTCTGGCCTCCTTTATGTATTCACTGCGACCATCACGAATCTCTGGATTCATGAGGTGTTGAACAATTATCCCGATTAACTCTTCCATTAAATTATGGGGTTACAGTAACAGTTACTGGGATTGAACCAAAGATACATCCACTCTCATTTTGGACAACCACATCAAATGTGTATTCTCCTTCTACTGGAGCAGTGAAAGTTGGCGCACCAGTTGTAGGGTCAAGAACTACTCCAAGGTCATTTAAAACCAATGCACTTCCTCCTGCGGAAAATGTATGCGAAGAATCAATAACCGAAGAATCATCAATTCCGTAAACCAAACTAACAATCCATGATGTGAAAGAAGCATAGGCTCCTCCGGCAGTTGTGATACTCCATGAAGTAGTCATTGGAGATGTTGGAGTAATAGAATAATACATTCCTTCCAAATATTGATCGGTATCAAATTCGTAAGGAAGTGCATTAACCTTGGAAACCCAAGTAACTACAACCTCAGCCATCATGTAGGTGTTAAGTTCGCCAGTGATAACTGGATCTCCGATAACAGTTACATAAGAACCAGATGCATCCCAGATGCGGTTCGGGGTGAAGTAGTAAAAGTCATAGTTCTGAGATGAACCAAGGATATCATTGTAAAATTCTACATTTGATAATACGACACCTTGTTGATCCATATAATTCAAGGTGTGAGTTTTTGCAAGAACCTTTGTGTTCTGCATACCACGGCCAGTAGTTGTAGCGGTATCAGGCTTCGGCTTATCACCAGAGGTGTTGAAAACCAAATAACCATCTCCATCCATGTATCTCTGCAAAAGAGCAGTCTGCCATGAAAGTGGATTACCCTTATCTACGGAAGTAAGCGGAGCAGACTTTTTTACATAAGCTACTGCAATGATTTTATTTTGGAAATCCGGATCGCACTGGTAATTCTGGTAGCAACCAATGGTCGGGCAAACGAGTGAATATACTGACATTTTTGATTATTTAACAAGTTAAACAACTTGAGTTCTTAGGCTGAAAGCCTTGTTTGAGTGCCTGAAACTTCATCTGGGACAAAGTCTCAAAAGAGGACTGGGTGGTGAAATCTTGAATGGTGGCTACTTCAATATCACCGGTTACAAATATATTCTGGCCATTCCAAACTAAGTAGGGATGCCGGGTGGCATCGGTCATCGCTAACTGAGTCTCCAGGTCAAAAAAGTCTGTGTGCAAATCTAATAATAAATCCTGCTTGTTCTGAGGTCGTTTATGAACTCCATTGGATTGTCTGTATAAAGACTCTTCAATCTTTGGTTTCTCTCCTCCTCCGTTCAAACCAATCCTTACCCTTTGTTTCCAGTTGTTGAAATACTCATTCCCTTGGGCAATAGAATTATCATTGGCCCAAAATTCAAGCATGGTACTAAAGCAATCTGCGGAATCAATATTGATAATGTTGCTCAGGGAATATAAATAGTAACTATTCCCACAAACACAATCTTGAAAATCTGTTTGCCATAGGTTTGATACGCAGTCACCAATCTCTTGTGAAAC